TATTTTTTGATAAAGTCAAGTATAATAGATATTTAAGTCTTGTTAAAGATAATCCTAAATTAAGATGTTTTATTGTATGGAGCTGTAAAGATGATAGATATATGTGGGAGTTTACACAAGATACAGAAGAATTTTATGAACAAGTTAATTGTTTTGATCGTGGGCGTGGTGGTGTAGAAGCTACAAAAATGATTCATGTTCCTAACAAATATATCTCTCCTTTCAGTGATTTTTATAAAGAATAATACTTAAATTTTAATCTAAACTATATATAAAATGGATATTGATATCGGTGAAATTCCCGAAATTATTTCTAAAGCCAGACCGAATCTTAAACACAATAGTGTAAAACAATATGAAGCTCAATTAAGAAAATTACGAAATATCTTTAAAAGTGATAATTATGATTTCTTAAAGAAACCTGAAAAAGTTAAAGATAATATACAAGAATTACATTTTACTAGTCAGCGTAACATTTACAATGCTATTGTTATTTTATTAATGGCTCTCAATGGTGATAAAGAATATGATAAACTTATACAAACTTATGGGGAGATGCGTGATGAATTAAACAATAAATATGAACAAGAACAAAAATCAGGAGTTATTAGTGATAAACAAAAAGCGAATTTTGTTGATATGAGTGAAATAGAAAGTATGATCTCACAACTGAGATCAGAAGTTATGCCCTTAAAGAAAAAGAATAAATTAACAAAAATGGATATTTCTACTATTAGATCATGGGTTCTATTTAATATGTTAAGTAGAATCCCTACTCGTAATGATGCTAGTAATCTTTTGTATATTTCACAAAAGGCTTATAAGAAATTAACTGATGAAGAAAAACAAAAGAATAATTATCTTGTAGATGAAAGAAACAATATGAAATTCATTTACAATGTTTATAAAACAAGTAAGAAGTATGGTGAAAATGTAATCTCTGTACCTGCTGATCTAAAACCTATTATGAGAACTTATATTAAATTAATGAATTATAAAACAGGAGATAATATACTGCCTATGAGTAGAAATGCTATCTCACAACTGTTATTAAAAACAAGTAAAAAACTTATTGATAAAAGTATTAGTTCTACCATGATTAGAAAATCATATTTATCTAGTAAATATGGTGATATGAAAGAAGAAATGAAAGCCGACGCTAAAATGATGTCGCATGATGTATCAACAGCCCAAAAAATATACACAAAATCAGCTGAATAAATCCATTTTAATATTTAATAAATTTGTAATATCTCTTTTAGTTTCTCCAAAAGTTTTAATCCAATCTCTTCTTATTTTATCATATTCAGCTTTTTCTTTTTTATGATGTTTAGAATATTCTTTTTTTTGTTCTAATAATCGTTCTCTATTTTCTAAATAATATTGTTTTTTCTTTTCATTAATTTCATCTTTATTTTCTTCATATTTCTGTTTTATCCTTTCTTGATTATCAATACGATATTGTATGAAATAATCTTTTCTTTTTTCTTTTATTTCTTCTCTATGTAATTCATTATATTCTTTCGTTTTTTGTTTTATCTTTTCTTTATTATCAATACAATATTGTTTACGATATTCTTTTAATTCTTCTTTATGTTCTTCAGCATATTTCTTACGATATGCTTTTTCATCAAAGTTATTACCCATCTGTCTATCATTTACACATTCTATCTCTTTTATCCAATAGGCTTCACTTACATATCTATTCTCTTCATTACATTCTTCTATACATGTTATAGAACAATTATCTAAATTTAATTTACTACTGCTATAATACATATTATTTCGTTTATGATATTTATGTTGTGATAATCTCATATTTAATGGATAATTTGTTGAGCCAATATAACATTCATTAGTATCATTATCTACTATTTTATAAATTAGGGTCATTTTATATAATTATGTCCCATAACTTTAAGCATTAAATACCGAGAACTGACCATCATTGAGTTGAGCCACACGATGATATTCACACCAGTTTCTCATCGTGGTTACAGCACCCCGCATATCAGTCGCCTTGATATGAAGCTCAATACCACGAACACCTACACGACCACCGGTGAGCCTTGTAGAATTTAAGAAGAAATTACCGGATAATTGAGCTTTTGTATCTAATCCTTCGAACTTAGCAGTAGCACCATATCCTACACCCTGTCTACTATATTCATCACGAGTAATATGAACCATGACCTGCGAATCTTGTAATAGTGAATAAAGACGAGCTGTATTAGTAATATTAGATGAAAACTCAAACTTATCATTATATCTTAAATTGTAAGAAAAACCACCAACAATATGACTGGCGTTTCTGGTTGTAGATAACGCACCGAGACCTTGTAGGAGATCATCTTCATTCTTTCTATCAGCATTAAATACAGTCAATACTTTACTTACTTCACGATTAGCCATACCCAGATTTCTTACAGTATCATTTTGTAGAGATGCTTGTGTAACACTTGTAGATACCGCACGATAATCAACAAACGAAAAAGTCATTTGTTTGTTCGCATCAGCATATCGCTCCATTTCATCAGTCGCACCATAGTAAACATAATCAGCACAAAATTTAAGTTCATTACGGTCAATCAAGAACTCCTGATCAGCCGTCCCACCAAGTTTAACGGCACGATGCGTCTTCGGTGGTCTGAATGTAAGCTCAATAGTCAGGGGCATCTCCATCATATAAAGTGGTAGCTGTGTAGTCTTCATGAAAGGGAATAAATCACCCATATCAATAGAATAACTCGGTGATTCAGAAGGAGTAGCACCATCCATAGTAGCAAAAGGCATCTGTAAAAATTCACTTGTAGTCCCATCATCAGCAATATCACGTCCTACTTCTAAACCATAATGTGTCGCTAAATTAGACGTACCGGCATCAGCTATATCATATCTGAAAGCATGATTCATACAACGACCAGTCGTATATAATTCACGTTCTACATTATTTTCATTAGAAATTCTGGTAGAATGAAAGGCTTGTAGATGATCCCACGATGAAATTTCATTAATAACAACATTACCACATTTTAGAACTGCTTTCTCTACAAGATTACCTACACCGACACCAACCGGATACATAGCACGGCTTACATCAGCAGGGGGAATTAGTGAAATAAACACCTTAGATTTACTATGTAAAAATCCCTTCTGTTGTAACTGGAATCTGGCGAAGCCAGTAACACTATCACCAGCACCTTCATTAAAAACAACCGGTTCTAGCAAATCGGTTTCTATTTCTTGTAGGTAATTAACCGGAACAGAACCAAGACGCATGAAATCCGGAATAGCGGGAGCAAATTTACCCATAGTAGGGGGAGCTTTATTTAGGGGCGGTGGCTCATCAGTAGCAAAAGGGGGTTGTCCTGTAGCACTCATATTTATATAGTTAGTTATATAAATATTATATCACAAAAATAAAAAAATAAAATTGTATAGAAAATATTAATCTAATGAATAAAATCCATCTTTATCTTTTTTAATTTTTAATGTTTCTTTCACAGTTGATTCATCATCGCTCTCACTTGTGAGATCATCTGTTTCACTATAATCTCCATCATATAAAAAACTTACATATTCATATAATTCTTTTACAAATGTAAATGTATCTTTATCAATTATATTATTAAAATGTTCATCAACAAACATAATTATATCATTTTTATCACAACTCATTTTATATTAAACATATATTTTATTTTTCATAATTTTACTCACTGGATCAGCTGAACGCCCTGTCCTGACCATACTAATACCGCACGGCTCTTAACATAAATGAATACCGATTGTGGTGAATCATCATTTAAATCACTTTCTATTGATACTCCCCATTGTTCACGTGAGAAATCAGCACCAGTATTAAACTGACTATATTTCATACCTAGACCGAATAAAGCACCACCATCTGCTAAATCATTGTAACTATTCTCACCGGAAGTTAAATTATATGCTCGGTTATTGTTCTGGGACGATACAGAACATCTATCATCAATATAAGTAGGAATTACACTATCAACAAATTGTTTTAATACTTGTGGATCTACAACAGCAACATTATTATCTTTGTCGAAGTTAGTTACGATATCATACTCGCAG